AGAAAAGCATATTTGATACAACAGGCAAGAGCATTATTAGCATCTTATAAAGGAATAAAAATCTTTGACATGTTAGCAGAAGCATTTATGTTCGCAGCAAGTTTAGTGGATGAGAATACAAAAGATTTTACTATGGCAATCAATTACGCAACAGAAATACAAGGTATAATAAAGAACAAAATTTTAAAAGGAGATTTCAGATATGAAGATGAAAATACAATATTACTATATGGAATAAAATCAAGACAAAAATTTTATAAAATAGAAGGCGCATATTGGGAGACTATGAAGTACATACAAGAAATGGCTAATTATAATTTAACTCAAGAAGAAGCAGATTACATAAACAAACAAATAGAAAATATGATAGCAATAGAAATATTTAAGTCAAGTATGGGGCTAAATTCTGAACTTTATTACAAATGCAAAACAAAATTATTAAGCAACAATCAAAAACTATTAATCGACTTACTAGACAACTAAACAAGAATAAGAATAAAAATAAAAATAAAACAATAATAATACACAGGAACGTTAAACCAAACAAAGGAAATGGAAAACCCAAGAACAGAAAAATAGCAGCAGCAAATGTAAGAAACATGAACAGAGACTTCAAGATATTATACCAAGATGGAACAACAGTAAGAGTTACAGGAAGAGATTTGGTCTATAAAATACCAAGTAAGTTGACATCAACTATAAACAACCAAATAATCACAGTAATACCAGCAAACCCATGTTATTGGCTAGGAACACGTATCGCAGCATTAGCACAAGGATATCAAAACTTTAGACCATTAAATATGAAATTTACATACATACCTCAAGTAGCAGTCACACAACAAGGAAACGTAATATGTGGAACATTATGGAATCAAGCACCATCAAATGAAAATATTCAACAAAGTTTGAGAACATCAAATGGAGGTATGCTATCACAATGTTATAAATCATTCACATCCGTTGTAAGAATGAAATCAAATTTACAGTTCAATTTATATAAAACAGCAGGAACATTTGACCAAGAATCAAATCCTTTTATATTCATGGCAATGGGAGTAGGAACCACAGATTCAGATGGAGATCAAATCACACCAGGATATTTTTTATGTAACATGGTCATTTTTATTAAAGAATCCAATAGGAAACACCAATATTTACTATAATTCAGGAATTACAAGATGGAATGCTATAAAAGAAAACAATGAAGAAAACAGAACATTAGTATTTTTAACAGAGGGGGATGATGAAATACCTCAAGGAGCAATATTACAAATAGACACCGATGAAAACAATGAGAATTATGTCACATACAACGGATCACATTATGATATGTCAGAGGATGATGTAGTATGGTATTTTGCAAATTCATCTTTACAACAAGTACAAGCTTTAACAAAACAGGGACAAGGAGTATTATATTATCAACAAGTTACCACACCTGAACAAGAAGGAGAAAATTTTTCAGCACAAGTATACTTCAGGACCTCAGAAAATGAACCAGATTATTATTTCTTAAGTTATTACCCCCACAGAGTTACAGTCACAATACAACCAGGAAGAATTTACTATTTTATGGAAGGACAAGTGCAAGATTATATAGACCAAATCAGATATATGTACAGTGGTGTGTTACAAGGATATCAAGCCATAGCTGACGACGATGAGATAGGATTCCAGTTTAGAATACACAAAGCAGATGTTTATTTAGAGCACTTAGGAGATAGAACACAAAATAAAACAATAAGAAACAAAGCATTACAAGCAAAACACAATAAGAAAACTACAAAAGATCAAACAGACACAATATTAACACATTCCAATTCAGCAAAATGTATTAAACAAAAACAACAACAAAAGAAAATGGTTAAATCAAACTCAGACAAAAGTTATTACACAAATTTAGAGCCAATTTTTGAAAACTAGCCGAAATCAATGGACGGCGTTGCAGTGACAACACTATATATTAATTTTTAAATATTATTATATTATATTAAATATGAACCGCAAATAAAAATTTTAACCGCGGACCGTAG